GTTTATAGTTCAGAGAAAAAAAAGAGATTCAGAATACCAACTTATATGGGTTGGTTGGGTAGAATTAAATTCGAACATAATAATAATGAAGCACTCTACATAGAACAGTTCAGAGTTATAGGAGATGACGGAATAAAAGTAGATTCTTATTTACCTAGAACTCACAGTAGTTATGGAGATGACAACAAATTCCAGGTTATAGATAAGATAAACACAAGAAAAAATGATAATGGTACTGATGTTCTTTATGGACAGAAAAGTTTCAATGTACCTTACTTCATAGGAGATGAATAATGATTTTATACAAATACGAATTTATAGACGGTAAAACAGAAAGAACACAAGTTAAAGAATATCCTGAAATGGATATTCTTGCTCGTGGTCTGACAGAGAAAAGAAATGCTGACCTTATTAAAATGCAATACTTAGAAGCTCTAGAAGGACAGGAACAAGAAGCACTAATCAAAAAAGAGGAAGAGTGGTTCTTCAAAAACACAGAGGTTCAAGAAGCCCTAAGAAGAGAACAGGAAATCTTAGATTTAATCAACGGAACTGAAGATATCTTAGACCTTGAAACAGAAGAAGTCCTAAAGAAAGGAATTCCAAAAGCACAAGAACCAGAATTAACTGAACTAAACAAAGAACTTCAGGAACTCAAAGATGAAGAAATCATAACTGAAACAGGAATACCTGATGAACCTGAAGTTCAAGTAAAACCAGGAAAAATAACTTCATTGTTGGAAGAAAGAGAATCACTAGAAAAAGACTCTTGGCTTAAAACATACAGAGGAGAAGGGACTGAACCTAGACCTGAAGTTAAAAAACCACAAGTTCAAAAGAAAGAAGCTAAAGAACTAATCAAACACGAAAGAGACCTTAATGTTAGAACAGCTGAAGATTCTATTGCTGACCTTGCTAAGATGAACGCTTTATTGATGTCTTTCGTAACAGCAATCTATTCAGTAACTCCTGATGAAGCAAAAGATGAACTCCCTAAAGAACAAAAAGCAATTATAGATTATGCTACTTCTAAATGGATGACAACAGAAACTAGAGGTGATAGACAACTAGCAACTGAAGGAACTAATCTTATAGATAAATTATTTGAAAGAGAAGTAAAAATAGCAGATATTGTAGATAAACATAAGAGAGAAGATTGATTCTTCTCTCTGGAGGCGAATATGACATTAGCAGAAATAGTAGGTTTTGGTTTATTGATAGGTTCTAGTGTGTTTGCATTTATTAGGCTCAAAGAGATGGTTTTTGAAGATAAGTGGAGATACAAACCTAGATATAGAAGACATTGGTTCAAGAAAAATGATACTAAGTTCAGCAAACGAATCTTAGGAAATATGAAACAAATACTAAAGAAAAGGAAATTAAGATGAATTATATATATTTAATTATTTTAGTTATGATGTCTGGATGTCAAGCTGATTTAAACAATGAACAAACAGAAAATAACCCTACTGAAATAAGTGAAGTTTTTACGAATGAACCCAACATAACAGAGGACAGTTCTTACTTCAATGACCTCATTGAATTAGAAATTATACCAAGAACAAGAAAAGCCATAGATATGGAATCTATGATGGGTGAAGATTCTAATAAGACAAGTGAAACAAACGAAGAAAGTGATTCTAATGAGACAAACACTTCAAACTCCCAAAAAGAGAATAATGAATCCGAAGAAGAAACAGAAGATGAAGATAACAGCACTGAACCCAAAGAAACATCAGAACCTGAAGTTCAGGAACCTGATGAAGAACCTCAAGATGAAGATAATAAAACAGTCCCTGACTTCTCTAAATTTATTCTAGAAATAGAAAATGAAGAATCTGAAAAACCAAAACAGATTAGGGTTGTTTTAAGAACTAAGCTTTATGTTTTTTCTATAGAGGAAGAGGATACTACAATTAAGGAAGTGAGTTCAGGGTATCTAATCAAAACAGTAGGTTACACAAAAGATAAGGATTATTTTCCTATCACTTTTGTTACTCCATCTTTAAACGGAAGTTCTACTGTTCTTGTCCAGAAGACAAATAACCCTTTAATTCAAAGCAATGCAAATTCAAATAACGGAACATTAATAATATCCAATACAAACAATAAAATAACTGTATCGTTAGATCTTGTTAATATGAATATATTAAATAAGCATAATGCCTCATTTATTTTAAATGTTAATCTGGAGTTAGAACCCTAAAATAATCATACTTGATTGTTACATTTAAAGTTAATACTTCATCTTCGGATGTTGTATTATAGTTCATATCCCCGATAGATTCAAGCATCATCCCTTTAAACTCCAACTTAAGGACTTTTTTAGTGTTATCATCGTGGATTTCCAAGTAACCAAATTCCTCTATCTGCTTTGAAGTTCCTGAGTCAGGACTCCTCATTTCTTGCAGTTTTTGCACCATATCCTTCCATATTTTTAATTCTTCATCTATAATCAAATCCAAAGATAAATTATTGTAGTTTATAGTATCTCCTTGAATACCACCCATTATAGAGTGCCTAGATATTTCTATGTGTGAAAAACTTAATCCTGGTAGTTGAACACTTTGAATACCGTAGTTAGAATCTTCACCAAATAAATTAGTTTGGAATGTGAAGTTGCTATTGTGTGTAAAATTTCTATTAGTCATATTTTTTGCTCCTTTTTATTAATAAAAATATTTATAAATATGCTTGACACAAAAGTTAAGTAAATTTATATTATAATACAGTATAAAAAGGATAAAAATGAAACCAAAAAAACCAAAAAAAAGATCCATACGAGAGTTTATACAAGAAGATGGATTAAAATTTGAATTATATCTTCTTAAATACAGCAATGCACTAAAATATATCAAAGAAAAAACTAAAGATGAAATAATCTTCAAGAGTGAAAAAGATAAAAAGAAAAGAATAAGAAGGTTTATTAACGACTCATCTAAACCTCAGTTCTCTAATGAGATAGCTCAACTAGCAATCAAGAAGAATATTATATATGTTCAAAGCACAGAACCTTTAATTGAAGTCGAAGAAATTCATAGGAAGTTTGAGTACAGAAGAAGTCTTTATATTGAAACTCTAAAAAACAGAATAAAAGAGAACCAAACAGCAACTCTAGAAAACGATAGAAGTTTACTTAGATATGCAGAAAGTGTTGTTTTAACATCAGATGTTAAAAAAGAAAGATTCGGACAGATGCTACTTCTTATGATTAAAAATTTAGCCACAATGCCTTCATTCAGTGGTTACTCAGATAACTGGAAAACTGATTTTTTCTCTAATGCTATTGAAAAAACACTTCTTTATCTAGATAATTTTGATGAAGACCTTCTTTCAAAAAGAACAGGAAATAAATCTAATGCCTTTGCTTATATTACTCAGATATGCTTTAATGCTTTCATTAATATAATTAACATAAGAAAAAAGGAAGCTAGATTCCTTAAAGATGCTATATCATTCGAGAGTTCTAATCTTGAAGGAGTGAAATACTACGACACTTCACATATATCGGATGCTTCTAATGCACTAGGAAGTTCAGGTTATATAGGTTCAACAAAATATAAAGTTCAAGTAACGGATATAAATGATTTTGAGAGTATTCTCCATAAATCTATAACTCATATTTCACTAAGCAATAAAATATTCAACAACAATAAAACCTTCATCTCTGAGATAGAACATCTTGAAAAAACAACCCCTGAACAAGATAAGAATGAAGATTATGAAGATTATATTATGGAATTAAACAAAGAAGTTCTCCCTTACCTAGAACCCAATATTATAGATACTTTAGTTATAATGAAACCTGATGAGATGTCACTCTTGGACTTTAAAATGCCTGAAAAAGAAAAACTCCGTGGTATAGAACTAGTAATAACAAATAAAAGGAAGTACACTTATATCAACAGAAACCAAAAGGAAGATAACAAAGGAAAAATAAGATATATAATTAAATCACTAAGAGGAGAAATAGATGAATTCGATAAAGAATGGTAAGATAGAAGGAAAAGCAATAGTTTTAGGAGATTTGCATTTTGGGGTTCGTAGATTTAATATCAGTGTCTTAGAAGACCAAATTAAACTATTCACAGAGCAAATATTTCCTTATATGCAGGAAAACAACATTAAAATAATGATTCAGTTAGGTGATTTATTCGATAACAGAACCACTACTGATATTAATTTTATTCACGAACTAAGGAAGTTATTTTTTGATGAACTGAAGAAAAGAGATATTATCCTGCATTCGCTTATAGGAAACCACGATATATTCCATAGAGAATCTCGTGATGTTTCTCTAGTTGAATTCTTTAAAGATTTATATCCTGATAATTTTATTTTGTACAAAGATAGAACCTATATAGACATTAACAACAGAAAAACATATATTGTTCCTTGGATTACCAAAGATGAAGATTTAACTTATGATGAAATTAAAGATTGTCATAATATCCTTGGTCACTTTGAGATTAGACATTTTGCTTTGGTTAAGGGTCATATGGATGAGAATGCAAAACTAACAACTGATTTTTTCACTAAAAATACAGCAGTAAAAAATGTATTTTCAGGTCATTATCACATCAAAGATACTAAAGGTCTAGTTAAATATCTAGGAACTCCTTGGCAGATTAACTTCTCTGATTATGAAGAAGAAAAAGGATTCTATGTTTGGGATGAAGATGATTTTCTTGAGTTCATAGAAAACACTTCTACAAGAAAATATATTAAAGTGAAATACAACGATGAAAAAAATACAGACAGAAATATAGAAGTTCAAGGACTTAGAAGTCACAGATTGCTACTTACTGATTCAGAATTCGAGGACTTACTTCCTTCACTAGAACAGCACGAAATAAAGTTTTTCATTAATAAAGCCAAAGATAGACATTTTGATGAAATACTCTATACTATGAAAGAGAATGGGATACAATCAACAGTGATTAATAACAAAGAACTAACTGAAATTATAGGTACTGATTATACAGACTCTAGTTCAGGATTAGAAGAGTTATCAGATACCAGGACTCTAGTAGTTAATGCAATAAAAGAAAACAAAGAAGATATATTACCTCTTCTAATGAGTATCTTTAATGATATAGACAGAACAGTTTCTACTGAAATATAAAGGAAAACAATGAATATACAATTTCAACAAATTAAATTTAAAAATATAATGTCTTACCAAAATGAGTTCTCTTCACTAGATTTTAGTGAAGGAATTGATTTAATTCTTGGAAGAAACGGATCTGGGAAATCAACCATAGCAGATTCCCTCTTCTATGTTTTATTTGGCAGACCGTACAGAAAAGTAAAGACTTCTAGTCTTATTAATCGAATAACAAAGAAAGGACTTCTAGTAGAGTTAAACTTAAAAGTGAACAATAAGCAGTACAAAATCATAAGAGGGCAAAAACCTAATAGATTTGAAATATTTCTCGATGATACTTTAATTGAACAAAGAGCCGCGACTAAAGATTACCAGAAAATGCTAGAAGAAGAGATTCTTACTCTTAATGAAACTATTTTTAGACAACTAATAATCCTAGGAGCAAATCAATCTAACTCAAAACCATTTATGGAACTATCAGCACAAGAAAAAGAATCTCTGTTTCAAGTGATAACTGATACATCTATATTCGGACACTTGAAAAATGCAATTAAAGTTAGAACTCAAGATAAAAAAGTACAAATTAAAGACCTAGAATACAAGAAAGAACTACTAAAAAGTTCACTTGAATCAGAAGAATCTATGATTAAGCAGGCTGAAAAACAAAATGAAGATTTCCAAAAACATCACCAGGATAATATTAGTTCAACAAAAACAAATATATCTAAAACAGAAGAAACTATCGAAAAATATAAAAGTGCATTAGTCAAACTCAAAGAACTCAGAGAGAAGTATACTTTTTTAGACCAAGAAATAAACATTAAAACAGAAGAACTGAATCTTCTTAGAACTAAAAATACAGAGTTAATATCTAATCAACAAGAACTTAATATGGTGAAGTACAGAGATTTAATAAGCAAATGTTCTATATCAGAGGAAGAGATTAAAGAAATACAGCTCAGAGAAAACTTTATTCTTGAACTTAAACAAAAAAATCAACTATTATCAGCCAAAAAAAGGGAGTTAGAATCTAAAATATCTATAATAGAATCAGCAGAGCAGAGTTCTATATCTTGTGTTGATTGTTCTAGTATAAATTACCTAACTGATATTTCCAAAGAAGAAGTTCAGAATAAAGAATCTTACAAAAAAGATATTAAAGATATTATGCAGGAAATAACTTCTTGTACCAACGAAATTAAATCTAAAGAGCAAGAACTAAGGGTTTATAAGAATACTATTGATTCTACAACAGAAGCAAACAAAAGGAATATTCAGTTACAAAAAGATTCTCTTCAAGAAGAACTAAGCAAAAAAGAGCAAGAACTAAGCAATGAAGTAAAACCTTTAGAAGAACAGATACGAAGTTCTACAAAAACCAAAGATCTTTATAAAGAGAAGTTGCTTAATGGTAAACGAATAAAAGAAACATTACAAGAGCAAAAAAAGAACCTTGAGTTCTACAACAATGAACTAATTAAACTGAACAGCATAAAAGCAATAGAAATTAACTATGATTCTCTTATAAAGAAAAAAGAAGATAGTTCACTTGTTCATACAGCACTACAAAAAGAACTAAAAATTAAAGATGATTTGCTTTACTTAGGAACTATTATTGATGGAAACAACCTTAAAGGAGCAGTAATTAAAAAACAAATTCCTTTTTTAAACAAAGGAATAAATCACTTCCTAGAACTGTTCAGTATGCTAGATTATAGTTTTGTTATAGATGAGAACTTCAAAGAGAGGTTGATTTCTAGAGAAGATGATAGTGAGTTTAATTCACTAAGCAACGGACAAAAAGCTAGAATTTCATTTAGTATTATGTTTGCATTTTTAAAACTTATCGAAGAAAGAAATGGAGTCAAAACCAATATATTACTTCTCGATGAAATCTTAGATAGTTCAGTAGATGCTTCAGGAAGAGATGAGTTGCTTCAAATATTAAAATCTGAGTTCTCTGAAACTAAAGATATTATTATTATTTCACATAATGACCAAATTAAAGAGAAAGTAGAAATGTTCGACAGATTAATTCATATCACTAAAGATAAAAGTAGTGCATTAAGGGTAGAAGATTTGTAGAACCCTTGACTTTTATATCCGATTATAGTATAATACTGTAAATTAAACAAGGATATAAAATGTTAAAATTTAGTACAGAGCAATCACTAATGGAATTTGTAGGTAAGTTAAATGAGTTCCCGTACACAGAAGAAGATTTAGTTTATGATGTTGAGACTTACGAGCTTAGATATTTCACACAAAAAGCCAGAAAGATGGTTAATGCAGTTGCTAAGAAGAAAACTCAAGTATTCTTGGATTTTTAGCTTTATAAATAAAAATAACTACCTACAATGTAAGTAGAAAAAGAATTTAACAATTTAGCTCTAGAAGCTTGACTTCTAGAGCTTTTTATGTTATAATACGACTAATAAATAAGCATAGTATCTTGCTTATAGATAGAAAATGTTCGACTTAAAACGATAATTAAAAACCTTATAGATAATGTAGAAGTAGTACATTGGGTTTTAGGAATAGCTAGATTGAAAAGTATTCATATGTACTTTTGTTCTTAACTTCGTTATTAAGATGTTGTAAGTACGTTTTAAACGAACTTATTTTAGTAGAAACAAATAAAATAACTACATTTTGCCTCTAACAGGAGAGGAAGATACTTCGGTATTAGGTATGGGTATAGCATATTGTAGTTTAGAGACCAACTGAATCTAAGTTCATTCATTTGTGAACAGTCTTAACTTTTGTTATCGAAAAGATATTTAGTAATTTAAACCCTAAAAACTTTCAAGTGCAGGCACACTCTTTTAACTAGCCATAAAGTAATTAATCTCTAATTACTTTTTACTTAGTAATTGAACTTAAAAAAGTTCACTTTTACTTCGTGTAACATTTTTACGACTAAAAATTTAGTTTTTGAATGTTATGCTTAGTAAAAGTGAACAAAAAAAGTTTTATTTTACTTCGTGTAACATTTTTACGACTAAAATTTAGTTGGGTGTTCACTTAGGAAATAAAGTTTTTAAAAAAAGTTCACTTTTACTTCGTGTAACATTTTTACGACTTAAATCCCACTAAACAAATCATTAATTCTACTTAGTCCTTATTGCTTTCAGCAATACGTCTACTTTATTCGCTTCGCTAGAATAAAGCGTCCGTGAAGCCTTGGTCTTCTTAAAACCAAAAACATCTAATAAATTTAATTTTAAACCAAAAACATCTAATATAATAAACACTGAAAAATAAATTTAATTTAGAACCTCTTTAAACCAACTAAGTAACCAGCCATTCAATTATTCATTAATGAACTTAAGCTGATGCACTGATGCACTAATTCAAAAACCAAAAACATCTAATATAATAAACACTGAACCACTGAAGAATAAATTTAATTTAGAACTAAGTAACCAGCCATTCAAGTTAGTGAAAGTACTTCAGGAACTTCAGTTACAACCAATTAACCATTTAAGCTAGATTTAAGTTTAAGTACATATAATTACAACAACAAAAACATTAAGTAAGCTTTAAAGGATAGAAGATGAAAGAATACACTATTAAATCAAATAGATTTACTAAGGAAACTTCAGTAACAGGAACACTCCTAGAACTAAAACATTATTATAGAGTTCATTTAGCGAACTCCTCAGAACTAAAAAGCATAGATTTATTAATTAAAGAATTAAATCTAAAAAACAATGTTTACAGAGAGGTGAAATAATGATAGTAGTGGATATTCAACCAACTTACTTACCTAGTATTAATTTTGATTTATTAGATTTTGTTCGTGAACTAGAATTAGCTTATGAAAACAATGAAGAAATAAATTACTTTTTTGTTGGGGAGGACTTAGGTTGTGATTCTTTAGATGATATGTATCAGTTCCTGTTTGAACTTGACTTAAGAGAAGATGTTATGGATCACATAGATTTTATAGAAAAAGATTATGGTTGGATTAGAGATGCTATGCGAGAGCTAGATGAAGAAGAAATCATCAGAGGTCTTAAAGCTTTAATTAAAGACAGAAACCTAGAAATCAAAAATATTAATCTTCCTTGTATATATGAAGAGATATTATGTATAGACAGAACTAAAAACCACACTATAATAGGTGGAGGAGTAGATGAATGCCTGAAAGAAATAGAACTTACACTTGAAGCAATGAACATCAGTACCACTAAAGACCATAGATTTATATTTTAAAACAAAGGAGATAAAAAATGTTAATATATTATTTAACCACCGAATTCAACATTAAATATTTTTATTCGGTAGTATCAACACTCGGTCTTAAATAGACTCAACTTACAAAACAAAGGAAAACAATGAAAACATCAATTATCTTAGACACGGACTCTTACAAATTTAGCCACCCACAGCAAACACACGATTCTATAGAATCTATGTACTCTTATGCAGAAGCAAGAGCTAAAGGGGAATTTACTATTTTTATGGGTTTACAACCTATCTTAAAAACACTCCAGCAAAAAATAACACCTGAAGATGTCCTTGAAGCTAAAGAATACAATGAGTTCCACGGTACTCCTTTTGAATACGATGATTGGATGTATATTGCTACTGAATTAGAGGGTAAGTTACCTATTAGAATCAGAGCAATACCAGAAGGAACTAAAGTACCAACTCAAAATGTCCTTTTTACTTTAGAATCAACGGACCCTAGGATTCCTACTTTAGGTGGACACTTAGAAACAGCATTAATGAGATGTTGGTACTCTTCAAATATAGCAACTGAATCTTATAAAATTAAACAAATCTTGCTTGGTTATGCTGAAGAAACACAAGACAATCCTAATGTAGATTATTCACTTCATAACTTCGGTTCAAGAGGTTCTTCATCAGCAGAATCAGCAATGTTAGGAGGGATGGCTCATCTTACACAGTTCAAAGGAACAGATAACTTCACTTCAATTAAAGGGGTAGCTGAGTTATACGGAATGAAAGATAGAAAAGGAGAAATAGGTCACAGTATCCGGGCATCTGAACATAGTCAAGTCACATCTTATGCAGGAACTTTTGAAGATAAGTTCATTGGTGAAATGGAATTTGTAGAGAACTTCATCCTGAAATCAAAAGGTGCTCTTTTGATAGCGTGTGTTGCTGACTCTTATGATTATCTTAGATTTGTTGATGCAGTTACTTCTTACAATGATTTCAAGATAAGAGAACTAATTGAAAATCCTGAATATCCAACCTTTGTTATCAGACCAGATTCAGGAATTCCAGCAGAGATTATTCCTCAGACATTAGATATTATGGAGAAAAACGAAGTTAAGTTCACAACCAACGATAAAGGTTTTAAAGTATGGGATTCTTATTCAATAATTTGGGGTGACGGAATTTGTGAAGATGAAATTAAAATTATGCTAGATATCTTGAAAGAAAGAGGTTATTCATCAGAATGTTTATCGTTTGGAATGGGTGGCGCTTTAATGGCTGGTAATGATACTACCTCAAACAACAGAGATACTCAAGCTTGGGCTATTAAATGCAGTAGTGCAACTCTTAAAGATGGAACTGAAATAGATGTTTATAAAGACCCTATCACAGCACCAAATAAAAAATCTAAGAAAGGTAAAGTAAGCACCTACAGAAGAAAAGATGGAACTTATTTTGTAGACCTTCAAGGGAAAAAGTTCACTGATGCAGAAGATGCTTTAGTTACTGTTTTTGAAAATGGAGAAATCCTTAAAGAGTATAATTTCGAGGAAGTAAGAAATAACTCTATGGCTTAAGCCATAGAGTTAATAGAGTTAATAAAGTTTTAAGTTAAAGCACATATAATTACAACAACAAAAACATTAATTAAGGATATAGAATATGAAAACAAAAACAATAATAGAGTGCATCAAAGAAGAAGCAAAAGCAATAGTAGAAAAAAGTGGATACGGAACTCCAGACTACGTACCAAAAGCCAAATTTGAAACTTTAACTTTTGAACTACTTGACCCTATCACAGGTGAATCGGAGAAAACTTATACTTACACTAGAGAAGAATATATAAGTCTAGGTCTTAAAGTGAGAAATAATCTTAACAAATTAAAATCTTCAACAGTTCAAGATGAAGAGGGTTACATTAAAGCAGTTAAAGAACAAGAAAAAATAAAACAAAAATGGTTCAAAATGGTGGATAAAGAGTACAAAAACCTTATAGAAAACAAGTACCAGCTTGAAGATGAACAAATAGAAGTTATAGCTTCAATCATCGATACAGTTAAGTGGAATTATACTATTGATGACGAAGAGGATATTTTCGAAGTAGATTTTAAAATCATAGACCAAATCAAAAAATTAGGATAAAAAATGACAGCGTACAAATTAGTAAAAGACTTACTTAATGAAGCATTGGATATAGAAGGTATTAGAGGTGGAAGTACTTACACTCTTAGAGGGACATCAGCGTTTAACTTCTCAAAAGATACATTCTACGATGAGATTAGATGTCTTAATGTTGCTGACAGCGAAAAAGAAAAACTAGTTCTTGCTTTCGGCACTAGCTTAGATAATAGAAATGTTATCTCTATAATAGTTAAAGAAGAGATTAAACGAAAGAAAAAGAAAAATAAAATCCTTTTTGTAGAGAGAACATTTAGTGTTCAGGAGTTCAAAACAATTCTTAAAAGTATTGTTCTAGCAAAAGATTATGTTCATAAAGAAATGATGTTTAGGTTTATTTTGGATTCTTTCGGTATCTTTAAACTTCCAAAGAAAGAATACACAGATGTTTTTAATAGTTAAAGGAACAAGGGATGGGGATTCCCCACTAAAAATATCTGATGATGCTGATTTCTTTGTTGAAGTTAATTCTGATAGTATGAGCTTAAACATTAAAATAAGATACATATTCGGAGAAAAATTAACTCTAAAAGAAATAACTTATAGGTTCAACTCCAAAAATGAATGTTTATTTGCATTAAAAGATTTAAGTACCCAGACTCTTGAATACAGCAAGAAAGAGCTACAAAAAAGGAGCATATAGATGTTTTTAATAGTTAAAGGAACAAGGGGTGGGGATTCCCCACTAAAAATATCCGATGATGCTGATTTCTATGTTACTACTGACCTCTTCAGTAAAAGAATAGTCGTATGTACTAGATATATTAATGGTCATAATACTTCACTAAGAGAAACAAGTTACAACTTCAACACTGAGGATGAGTGTTTGTTTGCAGTAAATGATTTAAGTACTCAGACTCTTGAATACAGCAAAAGAGAACAAAGGAAAACAATATGAACAGAGAAGAAAGAGTTCAAGTTATGGAGAAAGTAAAAGTAGTGCTAAAAGGAGTAAATCTTAAAGATGAACAGAAATTCTTCTTGGATTTATCTTTGGTATTACAAGAAAGTACACTAAAAGCAAATAAACCTAAAACCTTAAAAACCATAAAAAAAGGAGATACTATCTGGCACAGAGATTATGGTTTTGCGGAAATTCAAGAGATAGAAGAAATGAAGAATGATAGAAAAATAACAGTTGAGTTCGCTTCTGATACTTGGCCCTTTGAAGAAACTTTTAATCAAGACGGTAAAGAATACAGAAGTTCACTTACTCCTTCTATTTTTGCTGAAGAGATGATTATGGTTCCTAAAAATGTTTGATTCACTAGAGCAAGAAATTCAGGTTGGAGACCAAATCTACTATATGAATTCAGCAAAAGGAATAGGTAATTTTGGTACTGTAACTGAAGTAAATGAAGAGAAGGGTTTGATTAAATACCAAAACGAATACGGGTATAAAAAAACAGGCAAAATCCCATCTAGAGTAATTGTCTTAAATGAAATCTATAAAAATAGACCTGAACTAGCAATTTAAAAGGATAAAAATGCAAAAATACATAATGCAAGGAATAGAAAAGTTCTATTTAGAATTCGGTAAAAACCTTAAATGGTTGGATTGCTATATCAGCATAGAAACAGCAATGAAAAGAGATAATTTTAAGTTCGACAAATATGAAGCATATCTTACTTTCGAGCGAGAACTTCAGAAGTACTTAGATTCTAAAATAGAATATGGTTTGTTTATAGGAAGATGTATGCCATTCCACAAAGGTCATAATTCAATCCTTCAGGAAATAATCCGTTCAGGAAAGAAACCAGTAGTTCTTTTAGGTGGTACAGATAAATCTGATGAAAGACATCCCCTTTCATTCGAGGAAAGAAAAAGAATAATCAAGTTTTTATACCCCACTGTAAAAGTTCTAGGAATAGAAGATAAGGATGATTGGACAGAGTGGTACAGGAATTTAATTGATGTAGTTAATATTCCCAAAGAACAAATAACTTTATTTGAACACACCAAAGAGCAAGATAAAAGAGATTTTGTGTTCAATGGACAGCAGTACACTAACGAATCCTATACTAAAATATTCAAAGATGAAGGTTTTAGGATTCAAGAAGTTCAAGAAGTTCAATGTTCAAAAGGAGAAGTTATACACGCTTCTGATATAAGAAACAATGAAGAAACAGCAAAAAGAAACCTTGATGCTAGAGTGTATATTCATCTTAAGAACCTAAAAGGATGGTGGAAATGAAATTTAAAGAAACTCTTAAAGACATAGTTAAAGACCCTTTTTTCTTTTTTATGGTTATCTGGGTTTTGGTTATGCTTTTAATTATCTGGATTCCAGTTAAAGAATCAAAGAAGTACAGCATAACAGCTCCTGATTTTAGAATGTACTATGTTGATAAGTACACTGAAACAAACAATTCAGTTCAATTTATAAAAAACAATAAAGAATACAAGTTCAATGGAACTTATGAAATTATTAAATACAAATAAAACGGAGAAGATAAATGAAAACATTCAAAGAATACTTAAACGAAGATAGTATTGTAGATACAATAAGAGGAGCCCTCAGACAAGATAAAGAGTTGAAGTGCTTAGTCCGTCAAGGAAGAAAAGACATCAAGGGTGTAATAACTGATTACTCTAAAGATACAGTCTATGTAGAAATACAAGAAACTAAAGAGATGAAAGTTCATATTGATGATGTTGTCCTCTTAGATAAAAATGATGATAAACTAGCAACTATCAAAACAGCCCTCAGACAAGATAAAGAGTTAAAGTGCTTAGTCCGTCAAGGAAGAAAAGACATCAAGGGTACGATAGATGATTACTCTAAAGATACTGTATATGTTAATGTTCTTGAACCAAAAGAAATAAAAGTTCCTTTGGGTGATATTGTTTTGGTTTAAGGTTGATGTTGTATAATTACTTAAATTTAAACAAGAAAGGAATTATAAAATGTTCTTAGATAATATATACATAAATGAAAATCACATAGTTCAAATTGATTATGACGTACATATAATAGAGAGAGATGCAGAATACTTATTTAAAGTGCATGATTTTAAGTATGTTACTGTTTCTAGTGCAGGTCATCTTATCAGAGAATATTTAAGAGAATCAACTCAATACCCTTTTAAGTTCTTTCAAGTAGAAAGAACTATAATAGAAACTAAAAATTTAAAAAAAATGGGTGTAATTAGTAGATTAGATGGTTATGTAGAAGTAAATTTAGTCCTAACCAAAGGAAGTGTTAGGACTAAACTTTTCAAGTTCTCTAAGTTCAGAGATGTCTACGACCACAAACATATGATTTTAAAAGAAACAACAGAAGGAGTTCCTTTTAAGGAAGAGGATATAACCATAGAAATGGTGCATAAAGAGTTATTCAAACAAAACAAAAGGAAAGAAATATGAATTATTTTATTGATGAATATGATAAAAATAAATTAGCTAAGGTTTATCACGACTTAGTTCAAGTTCAAGGTGGTGATGGAACTCTGCTTAAAGCAATTAATAAATTCAGACATCATGAACTCCCATTCTTTGGTGTTGCTGGTGGAACTGTTAATTTTCTTATGAATGAAAGTGCAACTATCAGCCCTAATGCAAAAACAAAAACATTCAGATTGATAAAAGCAACCATAACAACAGACACAGGAACCAAAGAGTATCAAGCATTTAATGATATTTTTATCTCAGAAGAAAACGGGTGGATAGACTTTAAAACAGAAGATAAAGATAATATACTTGGGAACTTCAAAGGTTCAGGTCTTATATTCAGTACCCCACAAGGTTCAACAGGAATTAACAAAAATAATTCAGGTGTTATTTTACCTTTGAGTTCTAAATCTTGGTCTATAACAGGAGATAAAACAAGTAGAAAAATCAACTATGTTCTCTCCTACGGAAAAATAAAAATAAACCTTGAATCAAGAGGAGAAATTAAAGTTTTCTTAGATGGGAAAAATACAATAGTGAACAATGTTAAATCATTGGTTATAGAAAAAGGAGATAAAATAGATATTATCTTCAACGACTACAAAACTTTCAAACAAAAAAGGATTATTTAATGGATTCAGCAGAAACAAAACTCTTAGGATGTTTGGGTAATCTTAAAGAACTAAGAAAATCCACAGCATACAGTTATGAATATGAATATTTTAACCTTAATGAAAAAGGGAACTTAACTAAAAATAAAAAATTAAATAAAACCTTAGGAAATTCAAGGGCAGGTTTTGAGAACTTCAAACAAAATAATGAAGTGAAACCTCAAGGTAAAATTTCATTAAGAGAAATAATTATAGATTCAGAAGTTCAGGGTTATGTTAAAGAAACAGCAATTAAAGTAGATAATTCACACGAAGAAAACCATCTTTATAATCAAGCATTTAGTTATTTTACTGAAGCCGTTGAACAGCAATTACAAGTGGAAGTTCAAGATGAAGAATCACTTAAATTCTTCTGTGAAATGTATAGTTCACAAAAATATGATTTCAGTTGTTCAATAATTAACGATGTTGAATTCTTAGTTGATTTGCTTGATGAAATAGAAGTTCAATCTTGTATTCCTGATTCAGGTTTTATGAAGCTTCTTCTTAAGGTACTAAGTTAATGTTTATTCCTAGAGCAGAAATGGGTCCTGACGGAAAACTTAATCCTTCAAAAAAGATAATTATTTTATCAGGAGCAGGATTGGATGCTCCTTCAGGAATTCAGACATTCAGAGGAGAAAAAGGACTTTGGAACGGACATTCTATAGATGAAATATGCAGTGAAAAAACCTGGAAAGATAATTACTTAAAAGTGCATAAATTCTACAACGAAAGAAGAACTGAACTAAAAACGAAAGAACCTAATGAAGTTCATCTTGCAATAAAAGAGATTATAAGTAAATGCGGAAAGGAAAACGTCTTTAATATAACACAAAATGTCACTGATTTCTTCGAGAGAATAGATACTGAAGTTCTTCATCTTCACGGAGAATTAACTAAGATGGAATGTTCAGAGTGCTACCACAAATGGGATATAGGATATGAAGAGTTCAACCCTGAAGATAGTTGTCCTAAGTGCAACAAAGAAAAAGCAGTAAGACCAGCAGTGGTTTTTTATGGAGGCCCTGCTCAGATGTACTCTTATCTTTTTAGGGCGTTCGAATACAATCTTAATCCTGATACAGTAGTTCTTATCATAGGAACATCAGGTGAAGTTCTCCCTATAAATGATTTAGTTCAAAGAAAACACGGTTTGGTTACAAATACCATCCTTTGTAATCTAGAAAAACAAAATCACATAAATGAAGAATTCTTCAGTGACATCTATTATGAAGATATATCTTCAGCAATAACAAAAATACAAAATAAAATAAATAATATAAAAAGGAGTTAATAATGAGAACATTTAAAGAAATGGCAAATGCTACTGAAGGAATCAACGAGGAATGGACTAAATCGGATTTAGTTGCATTGGTAGAAGGTATTCACGAATCAGAGATTGGTGAAGTAACAAATATGATAGTTGAGTTCATCGATTCTGAACTAGAAACAGATCTGTCTGAAAAGAAAATGTCCAAAGAAGACAAGAAAGATGCGAAACTTTATGCTAAAACATCAGCATTTAAAAAAGCAAAAAAACTTAAAGCAAAATGTATGGAGAAAAACGGAGATAAGGTTCGTAACTCAAATGGAAAACTTACTTGTGGTTCTGACGGTAAAATCACAAAAGGAATGTCAAAAGCAGATAAAATTGCTATGGCTAAAGCAAGAAAACTTCACTAAAACAAGAATACTTCATTTTTGAAGTATTCACTCCCCTCAAAAAATCTTATAAATATTTTTAAATACTTTAAAAAAAGAGAATAAAAATATGAGTTATATAAGAGATATAAGCAAAAGCTTTCAAACAGGTCTTAGTACCTACAAATACACAAGTCTTACAACAGCAGACATCAGTATTCAATCACCGGATTTCGTTAATTGTAGTACTACCGAAGCCTCATTTAATGTTACTTTACCAGCAGAACCAGAGGAAAATGATATTGTTGCAATTTTTGATGTTGCTGAATCTTTCGGTACTAATTCACTGATGGTACTAAGAAACGGGAAGAAAATAATGAATCTAGAAGAAGACCTAGAAATCAATATCGATAATACATTAGTTGAATTAAAATACAGTAATGGTGATTGGAGAATTCTATAATGAAATTAAGTTCAGTAAAAAAGAACTTTAAAATCATTAAGTTCTTGCTGGTCTATATAAAGTTCCTAACATCAGAGATTCTTTGTATCCTTTACCTGAAGGATACAAAGAGAAACTGAATTCCTTAAGAGACAAATTTAAAAAACTAAACAAAGATATCACTAATCCAGACTTAGTCCTTGGTTTACTCTCTGATGCAGATAAAAAAGTAAAGTTATTCCTAGATTCTGGTAGTAATTGTTTGATTAGGGTGATGGAAGTGCTAAAGAAAGTGGTGCTAATGATATAGAACATACTTATACTGAAGCCCAGATACTAAGTACAAAGTAACTATATCAGGTAAGGTAGGATTTGATGGAAGGTGAATCTTGTATTTCTAATGTTTATATGTGGAGTAAGGATCTGTTCAGGGTTCGTAAAATGTTCTATAAATCACCTATAACAGATATTAAAGCATTGAATAACCTTTTTTTACCTGAAGATTGTTCTTTTATGTTTTACTATACAACTAAATTCAACCAAGACATATCAAGTTTTGACACATCAAAGGTTACCAATATGAGTTATATGTTCTATAATGCAGAAGGATTTAAAGACAGAGACCTTTCTGGTTGGGATGTAGGAAAAGCAACCAAACACACTGATTTCTTTAAAGATGCTGGTTCAGGAAATACAGAATCTGGTTGGTCTTAAACAGGATTTAAGCTAAGAAATATATAATTAGTGCAAATTAAAAGGATTTGCACTAATGAAATACAAAATAACATTTAAAACCACAAAAGAAACCAAAACTGTCACTCTAGAATGCTCTTCAGAGATGAAAGCAGTAGGAATAGCAGAGGATTCACTCCAGAACCCTAACTATGAATTCGTTTTAGATTCTATTGAGAAAATAGAATGTTAGTCATAACAGGAAACATAGGTTCAGGTAAATCGACTGTTATTAGCTTACTTAAAAAGACTCAGGAGTTCAAAGACTTCAATTTTTACTCTTATGATAACATATCTAACAATATACTGATAGAAAAACATCTTGAAGTCCAGGAATTATTCAATCTACCCGAACAAGAATATCCTTACTTCAAGAAAACTCTCTCTAATCTTTTCTTTGGAGATAAAACAGTAAAGAAAAGATTAGAGAATTTTATGCTTCCTCTTATAGAAGCTGAAATTAAAACACTCCCTCTAGATAAAACAATCATAGAAATTCCTATATTCTTCGAGCAAAGAACAATAAGAACTTCGGATTTATATAAAACAGCCAAGATTCTTCTTGTTGTAGCAGATAAAGAAACCAAAATAAAAAGAATACAAACTAGAAACCCTCATTTAACTATCCCTTTAATAGAAGAAAGAATTAAAAATCAGAATTCTGATGATTTTAATCTTATGAATTATAAAGTAGATTATGTTATGACAAACAACTTAAAGTTAGAAGACATTGAAAATACAGTTAATGCACTAGCTCAAACAATAAAGGATGATTATGGTATCTAAAGGAAAAAGAATGGAACTTGTAAATGCAGTAATTAAAGTTTTTAATCCTAATGGTTCAGTTGATTCATACAATGTAGGACCTAAAGGAAGATATTATTTTGATGGGGTGAACATCAAACAAAAATGGGATAATAAAAATGTACAAAGTTAATAAAAACACAAAAATAGGATTAGAAATAGCCAATCAAATAGAACATTCTCTGTATAAAGATTATTTCAGAACAGCTGATGTTTCTTTTTTGACATCTCCAGATGAACTGAAGTCAAAATACAATGTTCATATCTATGCTGAAAACAGACTAGAAGACCTTAAATCTGATATGGACGAGTTCAATACTCATATTCCAGGTTGTATAACTTCTTCTTTGGAGCAAGAGTACACTCAAATAGATGAAATACTGAAAAACACCAAGGAAGTTCATATTGATGTTACTTTTGGTTCTAATGCCGCGAGTACAAGAAGAATAAAAGAAGGTCCTTGGGGTGTATTTGAATACGAAGAGAACTCACACGAACAGCTACCTGAGCTAAAATTTTTGCTAAACAAAAAAGTAACTTTAAGACACAGATTAAACACAGATAAGCAAAATACATCTATTTTATTCTGTGGTTATCCTTTTGAAGTTTGCACAGTTCAAGTATCAGCAAAGGAAGCGATAGAAAGTGCTATATTCTTATTAAGCAAGATTTAAGTAAAATAGTATATAATTAAGCAATTAAAACAAAGGATTTAAACAATGACAAACAAAGAGCTTGGTAGAAAAGGATTAGGATACTATAAACTGAAAGGTAAACCACTTAATGTTTATTCACATTCTAAGTTCATAGCAAACAAAGAATTAACTGAACCTTATATTAAAAATGAAAGTTCACTAAGATTGCTATCGCTTCTAATGCAGATTTAGATGAGAAAGCAAGATTTAAGTAAAATAGTATATAATTAAGCAATTAAAACAAAGGATTTAAACAATGACAAACAAAAAACCAGAAGAAATTCTACCTAAACCAGAAGATAAACTCAACGATGCAAACAAAGAGCTTGACAGACTAACCAATCTCGGTTTATCAGCAGTTTATAGAATCCAGAAGTTATCTGATGAAATTAAAGAATACATAGAAGGTCCTGAGGGTGAACAAGTCAAAAAAGACCTTAAAGAATACATATTCGGAGGAGATCCTAAGGCAGTTTCGCCATTAGCAGGAATTAGAGCAAAACACAAATAAAAGGAACAAATTGAATAAAACTGAAGAAATAATTGTAGAAACACAAAGAGAAGCAATAATCAACAGACCCTATAATCTAGCAGGTTCTATCAAAAGAGTGAAAAAAGATAGATTTAATATTACACAAGATAAAGTTCAGTTCGGAACATCTAATACTGTTCCTGCTTTGCTTAAGTTATTCATGGAATCTTTAGATAATCCTATTGATGTTGCTATTAAAGGTGGTTGTGATACCATAGAAATATCAGTTGATTCTAAGTCAATTAGAGTTAAAGATAATGGTTATGGAGTAGATACCAAAAATAATGGAGATATTCTATTTAGGGCTTTTTGTCAGTACAATACTAGCTCGAATTACAAAGAGAAAAAAGGTCAAGGACAAAAGGGTGTTAATGGAATTGGAGTTAAGCTAGTAACAACTTTATCTTCATTATTTGAGGTGATTTCTGAAGATACCAATGCAAGAATCAAGATTGTTGGTACTGAAAACAACCTCAGACACAAAACAACAAAATTAAAACAAACAAAGAAAACAGGAGTCGACCTTTACTATGAACCTGATTTTAGTATTTTTGAAGTCGATGAAATAGACCAAGAACATATAGATAAAATGTACGAGTACACCTTAATGCAGGCTCTTACTTATCCTGAAATTAAGTTCAAGTTCAACAAAAAAATAGTAAGAATAGAACCCAAGAAGTTCATTAAACTTCTTTCAGAGGATTCAGTAGTTCAAGAAGAAAAAGATTTCTTTATAGGAATAGCACCTTCTCCTTCAGGTGAATTCAAGCAGTTATCTTACATTAATGGTCTTGAAATATCTAAAGGTGGTTCACATATAGATTATATTATGGATTCAGTAGTAAAGACTCTCAGAACTAAGATATCCAAGAAGTACAAAAATATAAAACCATCTGATATTAGAAATAAACTCAATATTGTTATTGTAGGTAAAAATATGAAACATATAGATTGGGAAGGTCAAGTGAAAGATACTATTGCTAGTACACCTGCCAATATCAAAGATTATTTTAGTGATCTTGATTTGGATAAGTTCTCAGAGAGAGTCTATAAAAATAAAACAATAACTGATTCTATAATTGATTACTTCAGGATTGCAGAAGAGTTCAAGAAAAATCAAGAACTCAAAGGATTAGATAAACCCAAGAAAAGAATTAAGTCCGACAAATACACCAAACCGGTAGGTAAAGCTGACGTTCTGCTGGTATGTGAGGGGCTTTGTTTAGAAGAAAATACTGAGTTACTTGACGAGAATTTTAATCCTAAGAAAATAAAAGATTTTAACCCTGGTGATAAAATTATCTCAGGAGATGGAAGTACTCAAAAGATTAAATCAGTCAGTAAAATGCTTAGAGAAGTAATTACTATTAAGACTAAATCAGGCAAGATAGAATGTTCAGAAGAGCATAGATTCTACTGTTACTCTATCAAAACTAAAAAGTTCGATTTTGTTCAAGCAAAAGAAATAGCCCTAAACCATAAAGAATACAAAATAGTTAAATCTAAAATTAATTCTAGAACTGAGGGTCTAAAAATACTAAAAATTGAAAATTCAACAATCTACTTAGATAATCAAAGCACTATTGAGTTTACTAATAACGACTTTTTTATGGTTTTTAGAAATAATAAATTCTTCAGATTGCAGTACAACGAATTAAATAATAATGATGTTTTAATTATATCAAAAGGAGTACTAGAATGGAAATAGAAAAAGAACTATTTGAACTAATGTTTGAACTAGAAGATATTGAAGAAGTTCAAACAGAAAAAGAGTATAAAAACACTTATGATATTTCAGTTACTGGTTCAGAAACTTTTTTACTAAGTAATGGTATTGTATCACATAATTCAGCGAAATCTGCCTTGCTACCCGGTCTTGGTAGAAAAGGATTAGGATACTATGAACTGAAAGGTAAACCACTTAATGCTTATTCATCTTCACATTCTAAGTTCGTAGCAAACAAAGAATTAACTGAACTTTATAATATCATTAAAAATGAAGGATACACTAAGATTGCTATTGCTTCTGATGCTGATTTAGATGGAATAGCTATTAATGGTCTTATGATTGCTTTCTTTAAAACATACCTAGAAAGTGAACTTAAAGAGGGACTTCTTTATAGACTTAATACTCCAGTTGGCATCTCCAAGAAAGGTAAAAAAGTCACAGATTGGGTTTATAATATTAAAGATATGCACTTGCTGAAAGGTGAAGTGAAATATATGAAAGGCTTAGGTTCTTGGTCTCCTGAACAAATGAAAGCAGTCCTTGAAAAAGATGGGATAGATAATATGTTAGTGCAACTAGAACACACTGAATCCTCATCGGAGTGTATAGATGACTGGTACAGTAAATCTAAAGCTGACACAAGAAAAGAAAGAATTATGGCTAATGAATCTTTCAGTATCATAAAACTATAAAAGGATAAAAATGACAATAGAAAAATTCTTAGATGAAGAAGTGGTTGATTTCGCTTCTTATTCTACACTAAGAGCAATAGGTTCAGCCATAGATGGTTTAAAAAATGCTAGTAGAAAAGTGGTTTTTAGCTTAGGAACTCTACCTAACAAAGAAACTAAGGTAAGTATTTTATCAGGTCTGGTAATGATTAAATCTGAGTATCTCCACGGAGAAATTTCAGGTTCTATTATTCAGATAGCACAAAATCATATCGGTTCCAACAACATTCCTCTACTACAAAGAGAAGGAAACTTCGGTACTAGATTTGAACCAACAGCATCAGCCACAAGATACATTTTTACTAAAAAAGAAGATTACTTCGACGATATATTTTCTAAGGAATACAACGATGTATTGATAGAACAAGAATTTGAGGGAACAATTATAGAACCTAGGTTCTATATCCCCACTATTCCTCTGATTTTAATCAATGGGTCAGAAGGAATAGCAACAGGTTTCGCACAGAAAATACTTCCTAGAAACAAAAAAGAAGTGATACAATATATAAAAGCAAAATTAAATAATGAAGAACTGAACTTCACTTTAATGCCTTCATTCAACGGATTCAGAGGCTCTGTATCTAAAGGTGCAACTCCTAATCAGTTTCTTATCAGCGGTTCTTTTATGAGAATTTCATCTACTAGAATTCAAATAACTGAATTACCGATAGGATATGATTTAGCTTCTTATACTAAGGTTCTTGATGACCTAGAAGATAAAAAACTAATAAAATCTTACAAAGATATGTCTGAAGATGATGTTTTTATGTTTGAAGTTCATATGGAAGGAAAAGTGCTTAAGAACTCAGATGAAATGATTTCGGATAGACTTAAACTAACCAAGAAAGTATCTGAGAACTATACTGTTATAGATGAAGATAACAGAATTAGAGTTATGAATTCAGCAGAAGAAATACTTGATTATTATATAGATATAAAACAAAAGTACGATATCAAAAGAAAAAATAACCTAATTGAAAAGCAAGAGCTCTATCTTAAAGAACTAAAATCAAAGTACTTATTCTTAGAAGGAGTTACATCAGAAAAGATAAAAGTAAATAAAACTAAGAAAGATGATTTGAATAAAGCATTAGCTGACTATAAAGGAATAATAGAAAAGGATGGCTCTTTTGATTACTTACTAAGAATACCAATCTATAATTTAACCCTGGAAAAGTTGCAAGAAACAAAAGATAAAATCCTTGAAACCAATTCTAATCTTGAAGAAACAAGAAACAAAACAGTTCAAGCAACCTGGATTGAAGAACTAAACCAAATGGAAGGAATATAAATGTTCAACGATTTGCAATCACCCAAACAACAGCAAGAGAATATTAATTATATTCTCTCTGAGGGGATAAAAGAAATACTAAAAAAAGGACTTAAAGTAAAAGAGAAATCACTCGGTTCTCTAGAAGATGATATAAACTCTATGCTTCGAGCATTTCAACTAAAAAATAGAATTTGGGACTATGCTGTCTTTATAAATTATAATGAGTTACTAAAAAGGTTCGAAGGCAAAATAGCTTATTCATTAGTCAATACTGAACATATGAAAGAGGAAGATAAATCTTTGTATGAAACTTCAGTGGAGTTCAATTTCTAATGAGACTAATAAACAAAAATAGAACTTCTGAACCAATGCTTAATTCACTTCTTGATTTAGACCAAAAGGATAAATTAACTTTTGATGAAGCATTGCTTTTCTTTAGTTTTATTTCACCTGAGTACGAAGTAAAAATTAATCTAGATAACACAGAAGCACAAATTAAAGTACCCAATCACTCAAGAGAAATATGTATAAGTAAACTTGATTCAATCAAACACACTTTCACATACAAAACAAGAACCTTAATCATAATAGGAGCTTAAGATGAAATTAGTTGTAGCAGGGTCTAGAGATTTCGACAATAGAACATTGATGTTCGATGAACTTGATGATATTATAGATAAATATAACATAACAGAGATAATATCAGGTGGAGCCAAGGGTGCAGACTTCTTAGGTGAAGAATATGCCAAAGAAACTAATATAAACTTAACTATAATGCCAGCAGAATGGTCAGTTTATGGAAAACGAGCTGGGCATAAAAGAAATATTCAAATGCTAGAATACACAGATATAGTTATTGCTTTTTGGGATGGAGTATCAAGAGGCACTAAACATATGATTCAAGAAACAAGAAAATCTAGAAAGGTTCTTATTGTTATAAATTACAATGAAGAAGATGATTGGTAAAAAGATTTGTAAATCTGCATAGAAAAACTTGACTTTTAAGTTTTATTATGCTATAATATAAATAATTAAAAAGGAGGAATGTAATGAACTTAGATAAAACAATTAGAAAAGCAAAAGCATCTGGTCACAAAAACATAGTTAAACAGATTAAAAAATCTAGACTTTCTATTATTGCTGAACCACTAGTTATGAAAACTATCTTAATGAATTACATTGACTTCAACAAAAAATCTTATATTGAACACACTCTAGATTCAATCATAGAAAATATAAATCTTTTTTATACAGTCCACAGCACACACGAAGTATCTGGAGATGATGCTTTATCTAAACCTTTTCTTATGAAATACTTCTCACATTTTACTGAAGCAAAACAAATCCATAAAAGATTGTGGATTAAGACTTTTATTGGTACTAACCTATCCAAAAAATGTTCTTCATACAAAAGAATCTTAGAACCCGAATTTACTGTATTCGTCAAAGAACAAGAATTTAAAAACTTAATTCTAGATGTTCTTTCAGGTAGAACTTCAATGGAAGAATACGAAGTATTTTATAATAGAAGATTAGCAAAACAAAAATCTAAAAATAAAGAGGTAAATGGTTTACTTGGTTTGAACCCTGAAATATTCCTCGGAGATAAAAAGTTCATCAAAAAAGCTCAAACTAAAACAGTAAGAACTCAAGCTCATAAAGTTTTTAATCTTGAATTCAAAAGCAAAATTGTAGAGCTTCTTAAAAATGAAACAGATAACAGAAATAAAAATGACCTCAAGAAACTTCTTTTAGGAACTGAAGTTCAAGGAGATGAATTAATTTTTAATTTTGAACTAAGTACTTCAATTAAATCAGATAGAATGTTTCACCCACTGAATTCAATATCAAAAGGATTAAGAGCAAAACTATTCGGTGATTACCTTGAGTTAGATGTTGAAAATATGGCAGTGCAATATATCTACAATACCTATAATTCAGTACAAGAAGTTGAACTTAATGCTATTACTCAATATTTAGAAAGAAAAACTTATTTTAGAAATAGAATAGCTGAAGAATTCAATATTTCAGTAACAGAAGCAAAAATCAAAATCCTTAAAATTTTATTCGGCTCAACTGATGCAAGAGATTTAATTTTACCAGATGGTTTCAAATCAAAAGCATTAAGTCATATTATGCAAAATATAAAATCAATAGCAACTTACATCAGCGAAGAAGAAAACTTAACTATGAAACAATCTTATGTTAAAATTAGTACGGATTATATGAAAGTAGAAACTGAAATTAATAATACTTTACTTAAAGACTTAGGTCTTACTAGAGCAGATGTTATTGATGTACACGATGGTATATTATTTCCTAAATCAAAACTAAACAAAGATTCTATAGATGTAGTGCAAAAAATAGAATCTCAGTTTGGTTATGTATTTGGTGGAAAAGAGGATTTAAAAAGAGAATTCAATACACCAAATACATTTTTATTTTCATCTGTGGAGTTCAGTTCTTCAGTTGAAATATTTAATTCTGAATCTAGAACATTAGCTGATTTTATTCCTTTTGTTGCAACAGAACCTAAAGAAAAAGTTAGTTTTATTTTTATATCAAATCTAAAAGATAATTTTTTCAAAAAAGATTTCTTTATTATTCCTCTCGAAAAAATCTAAAGGAAAGAATGTACACCTACGGCTTCTTTATAATTACCCTTTAAATCTTACTTTTCACTTAAATCCTTTATCATTTTTACTTTTGTTTTATATTCGTTTAAGCTTTATTCATAATGTGTATTCATCTTGAATCTAGATGTTTGTTGTTATAGTATATTGCTCTTATATGTTATGATGGTTTTTTCCCTA